TCCGAAATCATCAATCCGAAATCCGAAATTCTTCAAGCGATATTCCGATTGTCGTTGACCCCAAGCAACGAAACTTCTGGGAATATCAAGGTTTCACCGCAATTACTCCGAACCTATCAGAAGCATTGAAGGCAACAGAACAGACCGATCATCAATTGGCTTGCGAACAAATCCAGCGAATGCTCAATCCGAAACAGCTTCTCTTAAAGCGAGGGGAGCAGGGAATGGTATTGATGGAAGGGGAGCAGACCTACGAAATCCCTGCACACCGAGTCGAAGTCGCTGATGTAACTGGCGCAGGAGATACTGTGATTGCGACATACACGTTAGGGTTGTCATCAGGAATGACAGCATTAGAAGCAGCAAAACTAGCAAATCTAGCGGCATCCATTAGCGTACAACATCATGGTTGTTATCATATCAAGCCAGAGGACTTAAATGCTCATATTCTTTGACATTCTCCTGATGTTGATTATTCAATTGGGTGTTGGTTCTTTTGACAATACTTGGGTATGGACAGCGGCTGAGGGTCCTGATGGATTAAAGTATGAGGTCTACATCCAGTTTGATACGAGCCCATGGGCTCAAGCGGGTATAGTTGACGGGCTTGAGTATCATCGAGTCAGTGTAAAGCCAGAAAAATACCGAATCAAGGTGCGTGCGGTCGATGAGGCAAACAATACGGGGCCGTTTTCTGATGAATCGGTATGGCTCATTATTAAACCGTTCACGAAACCGGGAACGCCCGGTATCAAAACCATTACTGTGAATATAGATGCGGGGAAATAAGTGGCAGTCTCAACATTTGCGCTCGTGACATTGGGCAGAATCAAAACTGAATTAGATATAGCCGATGCTGACATCAATACTCGTCGTGATGCGTGGATTGAACGAACCATTGAGCAGGTCACGCGAGACTTTGAATCCTCAATCGGCAGGGGGATTATCGCGCGTGACTATCGACATGACCTTGACGGAACGGGCAGGAGTACCCTCTTTACTCCGCAATATCCAATCCTCGCCATTCAGACGTTGATTGTTGACATAGAGCGCAAGTTTGAGAGAACCATTGACATCATACCCGCTACCAGCCGCGCCATAAACCCTTCGATGGATGGGGCGGTTCAGATTTATAATCAGTGGGGAGTTTTTGGGGAAGGCAACCGAAATGTTAGAATCTTCTATCATGCAGGGTACGCCTTGCTCGCCGTCAATTTCGGCAGTACCCAATTCGCCTTCTCCGAGCACACGACAGGAGGGACTCGGTATACCGTGACCATTCCTCCAGGTGAATATGATCCCATTACGCTCGGCTCGATTGTGGCGTCTGAAATGAGCGGAGCGGGCTTAAATACCTATCAACTCAACTATGTGACCACGACCCGCAAATTCAAAATGATTCGGACTGCCGGAAATGCCGCCGCAACCAAACTCAAGGTTTTTGCTAACAGCGGTACAAAGACCTTTTTGCCGATTATTGGGTTTAATACGAGTGCAGATCTGACAGGTGCAACTGCCTATACGGGCGGAACATCAGTCAAGCCTAAAGTTCCTTTCGATCTTGAGCGCGCCGCCGTGAGCATGGTTGTTTATCATTTTGATCGAAGCAATTATGGCGCAGCCAGACGACAGATAAGATCAGAGTCCATTGGGGATTACTCAGTAAGCTATACCGAGAAATTCCCTCCTGAAGTCGATTCGGTATTAGCCAAATACAGAGGATTTTATTTAGACTGATGAGCCTAAACGCCCTGCTTTATTCCACATGCACAGTCCAATCCTTTGCCACTGCCGTCAATGCAATCGGTGAAGTGACAGTATCATACACGGCAGGCACGGCTTACAAATGCCGAAAGACGGCGGTACTTATCGCAGGCGAAAACAGAAGTGCCGCGCGGATTGTCGATGTGAACCGCGACAAATTCTTTTTTCTTCCATCAACACCTGTTACGGAGCCGGGGCGGATTCAATTGCTCGGCCAATCCTACAATGTGTTGCGAGTCGATAAGTTTCCAGGTGGGCAAGGGACAATTCATCATTTGGAAGTCATTACGGAGAGAATGATATGACCGAACAAGAATTAGCAAACCACATAACCACAGACCCCGACACGATTGGGTTATCATGGCTCAAAACAGACAAAGAAATCTATGTACTTCTGCACGATAAGACACTTGGCATCTATGTGCCCATTGCCACGCCCAAGTATCGTGTGCTTCAATGGACAGGTGGGAACGGATTGTTAGATCGATTAAACACCAATCAGACGGCGCATATTGATTCTACGATTCGGTCAATCTGCCGTGCCGGGATACTAATGTTTCAGGATGGCACTATCTCTGAAATTAACTTCAATGAGCCAGAGAATCAAGCACTACTTGATGCTCTTATTGCTGGAGGCGTCATGACAGCGGACGAGAAAACAGACTTGATGAATAATCTTGCTCGTCATGCGGCGAGTACCCTTGAGAAGGCATTTGGGATTGGGGCGGAAACCACTTACGGGATGATTGAACGAGCGCGGAAGGTAGGTGTGTGATGCCAAACGAAGTCTTACAAAAGGTTGGAACTCAGCTTGTTTTTGCTGACCATGCAGGTGACTTCGGCCCGGTAGCAGCAAATGATTTGCGGCAAGGAACGCCAACAACAGTACAAGCGGCGGTAGCATCATTGGCCGATGGTGCCGCGTGGCAAAGTGCTAAGTTTGATTTCGGTGCAACTCGTGCAGCACAATTCTCACTCACCGCCGCGATTGAGTTCGCTGCAACACCTACAGCTGGTGACACCGTTCAGATCTATTTGGCACCATCTTCTGATAGTGTTGCCGCAAATAGTAACCCAGGCGGAGTCTCTGGTAGTTCGTCTGCTTACGCGGGTTATTCCTCAAATCTTGCCGCAAGCGTTGCGCAATTGCAACAAATCGGAATCTTTATTTGCACGGCGCAAATCACAGGGACTGTGCAAATTGCATTCGTCTCAATCTTTTCTGCCCCCGAGCGCTACGGGACACTCATCATAAAAAATGAATCGAACGCTGCATTTCATTCAGATGATGTAGAGACCCACTTCGTGATAACCCCCATCATTGATGAGGTTCAATAAAATGAGACGAACCCTAAAGCCCTCGGTCGGTGAGTTATCAGATGGTCGGTGGCGCGTGGATTCCGTCTGGCGTGGCTTGGTTGGGGCATGGTTCTTTCTGGAAGGTGGGGGGCAGGTCGCTCATGATTATTCGGGGCAAGGCCATCACGGAACGCTGACGGGCATGGCCTCTCCGCCGAGTCCCACGTCTGGGTGGAATGTGGGGCAATTTGGACATGCTCTAGCTTATGATGGAATTAATGATTATGTGTCAATCCCAGATACCCCAATTCTAAATCCTGCTCAAATTACCATTGCGGCGAGTCTTGTGCCGACTGATGTAACCTCAAACACAGTACTGTTAAAGCCAAAATCAACCCATACCAGCCCCTTTTATCAATATGGTTTTAGGTTTGGTTCTGGTGCAACGCTGTCTTTTAACTACAGCGTTGGCTCAACGTTAGCGGCGGCGACTACGACTGCAACATATAGCGCTGGACAGAGACTGCACATCGTGGGTACTTACGATGGAGTCACTGGAAAAATATATGTAAATGGCATTTTGCAAGCAACTAGCACTGCGGTATCGGGGAATCTGAATATTTATGCGACTGCTCTTAATATTGGGCGGAGCGCGAATGTGGGCGAATATGCCACGGGCAAAATGGACGGCGTGTTACTATACAATCGTGCGTTGATGGACTCTGAAGTTAAACAACTCTACGTTAATTTCTTCCCAGATGTTCGGCGTCGGGTGTATTTTGTACCGACGACAGGCATAACAACAAAAATCTTTACTGAGTCGGTTGGGTTATCGAAAGCATTGATCCATCAACCAACCCAGATTTATACTGAGTCAATTGGGTTGGCAGAATCTTCTCTTGCCAAACTGATTCAAGCATTCTTAGAATCATTAGGGCTGACTGAATCTCGGGCTTTACTCGCTTCAATGGTTCGCTCGGAGTCAACGGGATTATCCGAGTCTCACGTCAGAATATCGACCGAGATTTTTGCTGAGTCAGTTGGGTTGGCAGAATCTTCTCTTGCCAAATTGATTCAAGCATTCTTAGAATCATTCGGGGTGACTGAATCTCAGATGTTATTAGCTTCAATGGTACGCTTGGAGTCGGTGGGATTATCCGAGTCTCAAGTTAGACAGCCGACCCAGATTTATGAGGAGTCAATCGGATTAGCGGAATCGTCTCTTGCCAAATTGATTCAAGCATTCTTAGAATCATTAGGGTTGACTGAATCAAGGGCTTTGTTGGCTTCAATGGTTCGTTCGGAGTCGGTGGGATTATCTGAGGCTAATGTCAGAATGCCGACCGAGATTTTTGCTGAGTCGGTTGGGTTGGCCGAGTCATTCACAAAAGCACTTTTAGTGATTCAGGCATTCCTTGAATCATTGGATTTGATTGAATCTGAAACCCGAATGGTGGTAGTGACTCACGATGAAGCGATGTTATTACAAGAGTCCTTCACAAAAACAGTCACGCAAATTTTACTTGAGCATTTGGGGTTATCAGAAGCCGCAACTTTTGGACAAGTTATCGTCACGGCAATCCTAATCCCTGTTTTCGTGGAACTGTTAGCGCAACGATTCTTTGATACCCTTATCGAATCCGAGTCATTTCTTGATATTTCAACTGAGTCTGCTAAAATGGTTGAGGTGAATATAGATAATGGCTAAAGAGGCATCAGGGCTTACAGAGGTATTAGTTCGGCGAATTCAAACCGATAGCGGCATAACTGAACTCAGGAATGATGCACGGTTTCAGCTAAATAAGCGAATCACACAGGCATGGGATATGCTCTTAAAAGAGATGGAAGAATTGCGGATTTCGGATTGCGGAATTAAAATCCGAAATCATCAATCCGAAATCCGCAATTCCCTTATGCTCTTAAAAGAGATGGAAAAAAGGAGGGTTGAAAATGGAGCTTCACGGAATCCTGATTCGTAGGGTCACGATGAACGATGGAAAGATTGTTGAATTTGCACCCGCTCATAATACCATCGTCAATGTAGGGCGGTATCATGTCGCCGATTTGATTGGAAAGAAGTCAAGCAGGGGATTCACACACCTTGCAATGGGGACCAACAGAACAGGTGCAACCCCCGCCAACTCTGCGCTAGTGAGTGAATTGACAACGGGCGGGCTATCGAGGGCGGCGGCTACCATCACCAGAACCCTCACAACCGTCCAATTCGTTAAAACATTCACACTGACGACGGCAAAGAGCNTTATGGAATACGGCATCTTTAACTCACAGACGGTTGCTGTTGGCACCATGATGTCACGGATTACACAAGTGACGCTTACGCTGGCAAATGCAAACAAGATTCAACTGGACTGGAGCATTGGCGTTCGGAGGGTGTAACTGGGAAGAGATTGCGGACCTTGGGGAATTAGGAAGAATTGCGGATTTGGGATTGCGGAATGCGGATTGGAAGAGACATCTTCAATTCCGAAATCCGAAATTCGGATCATTCCGAAATTCTTCGCGTCCGAAATCCTCAATTCTTCGCGTCCGAAATCCGCAATCTGCAATTCTTCAAAGTTCGGAGGGTGTAACCGATGATAACCTATACAGCGGGTGAACCCGTCTTGAGTTTAGTAACACTCAAGTCGCGAACCACAAGCAATCCATTCACGGCCGCAACCCTCTTTAATCCCGCAGTTGCTGCTAAGATGACCATCAAATTCAGGGAAGATAAATCGGTCAAAGTGAATGCCGTTTCGATGTCAAGCGTGAGTAAGGGAAAATACTACCACATCTACCAGACGCTTGCGACGACGCAGCCAGGACTTTATGATCGGCATATTCTCGTCGATGACACCACCTATGACACCGTAGGAGAAAACAGCTTTGAGATTCTCAAGCCGTTAGTTTAGTTGTCTTTTAGAAACCTAAGACAACGTTATCATGCCAGTTACCATTAAAGACAATACAACTTTTGTCATCTTAGAGACCCGCCAAGAGGTCGAGCAATTCATTCGCCGCAAAGCCCTTGAGATTGTCAACGAGGCGAAGCGGTCGATGGTGGGCGGCGGAAAGCCCCATGTACCGAGTGCGCCAGGTGAGCCTCCGCATGTGGATACAGGGCGGTTGCGCTCATCAATTAGTTTTGAGTTTGAATCCTCGACATCGCAATTTGAGGCACGGGTAGGGACCAATGTCACCTATGGACGGGATTTAGAATTAGGGACCGAACGAATCAAGCCCCGCCCTTGGTTGCGACCTGCCTTCTTTAAGGTGCTTGGAGGGGCTTAAAGTGATCAACCAAAATGATGTGGCGAGGAAACTCCGATCGAAGCTGATTGCCAACAGTACGATTGTCTCGTTGACGCAAGGGGTTTACTTCGCCAATGCTCCCCAGAACCAGGCCTATCCGTACATTTCATTCTTTCCTGTGTCGGGCGTGCCGATTCAGCTTCAGCAGGGGAGTGGTATCTTAAATATGCACGCATGGCAGATTGACATCTGGGGACAGTCGGCATTGACGGTAAATCAGATTCACACGCAGATTGCGACAACGCTGGATAACAATGCGCTTGGATTGGGTTCGTTATCCGAGATTGCGTTGCGTCGGTCAAGTATTCTTCCACTGATGATTGAAGCAACCGAGCAGGGCGGAAATGTATTTCATCAGCCTTTGGAGTATGTGGTTTATAGCAGATGAGAAGAATTGCGGATTTCGGATTGATGATTTCGGATTTTAATTCCGCAATCCGCAATCTGCATTCCGCAATTCCTCATGAAGTGTAGCAGGCAGGGGGACGGGGATCGACCACCACTCCGAAGCCTTTTACCGTACATTCCCTCACGGTGCCTGCTACTGAATGGGAAGAATTGCGGATTTCGGATTGATGATTTCGGATTTTAATTCCGCAATCCGCATTCCGCATTCCGCAATTCTTCAAGAGGAGGGGAAAAGGAGTAATACATCATGGCAGTACAGCACGGAAAATCGGGCGGTATGTATAAAACGACGAGCGGAAATACCGCAACCCGCGTAATCGAAAGTACCAGTTGGACACTGAACATAACCGCAGGGGAAGCAGAAATCCGCAAACATGCTTCCAATTGGGTGTCACGACTTCAGGGGATTTTAGATTGGACGGGAACGATGGAAGGATTAAGCGATCCATCGTCGAACCAGACGCTATTTATGAATCGAGTCTTATCGGTGACGAAGCCAACTGTTGTGATTGCCTTTTATCACGGTACGGCAACCCTTCCGCGTTGGCAGGGAACGGCTTTGGTGAGAGGGCTTACACAAGCCGCCCCGGCGGCAGATATTGAGACGATGACGATTGACTTTGCTGGCGTAAACACGTTAGCACTCAAGGCATGATTCAACAAGGCGATGCAGGCATTATTCGGAATCTGGAAAGTACGCAAGCATTGGGGGGCTTCTTTCGCTGGCGATTAGCTTCGGCTCCAAAGACGCATGGTGAAGTTAATCAGACATTTGAAGCCGAAATGTACTGGTTGAATGTCCCCATAGAGAGTCAGCCCGTGCGCGTTCACCTTTTCGGGGTTTCCGCGCCTCAGAAGATTGGGTGCATCATAGCCCATGCGCAGCTTGATGGGCTTGATGTTATACCTGATGAGTTGATAATAACCCCGCTGCGAGGTCAACTGGTGGAGATAATAGGATATGACCCCGACGCGGTAAGAGACGAAATCCATTTGTGACAAACGCCGTCTTAGGTTCTAAAGACGGCAAGGAGGGAATAGATAGATCACGCGAGAAGAATTGCGGATTGCGGATTTCGGATTTCGGAATTGAAGAACACTTCTTCCAATCCGAAATCCGAAATGTTTTTTAATCCGAAATTCTTCAAGGTCCGTGATCTATTTTTTTTACCATGAAAAATCAACAAACGAATGAGAACCGCCCCCATATCGATCAGGGATTTTTCGACACCTTCAACCCCGTTTTTACTTTCTCCATCATGGGACAAGAGGTCAAGGGGCGCGGATTGTCTATCAAAGATTTCAAAGAATTGAAGGGAAAGTTCAAGGATTGGCAGGGCTTTGATATTGGAACGCTGTTGACGAAACATGAGTTTGACGCGCTCCTGGAGATCTGCTGGCTTGGCGTTCGGGACTTGAATCCCGAAATCCCATCTAAAGTACACCTAGAAGCGATGATCAATGTGCATACCTTCAACGAGTGGGGATTAGCTTGGCGCATGATGGCGGGGATGCCTGCCACTGAAGATGTAGCGGAGGAAACCCGTCAAAAAAAAGACGAATCCTCAGAAATTGGGGATATATCGTTGGCTTGATGGCGCGGTTCTACGGCTTCAAGGTTTGGGATGTTGAGCAACTCACATTCGTGCAACTCAATGAGTACCTGTCCAATCTCCCCTATGTTGCTGACCCGATGGGCAAGGAATTCGGGAAGCCTCCTGAGATTATGCCACCGACTCATCCTCTGGTTGCTTTTGCGGAGCGGTGTGGGATTCTGGTGCCGTACAATGTTCGATATGACATCGTGACGACTCCCCCGCCTAAAGGCGGGGGCTTCTAGTTGGATTTTTCCAACAGGCATTGTCGTCCCAATGCCAAGATATTTAGACTTGCATTCAAGTCTCTATCCAGTTCAATATGACAGCAGTGGCACCGATAGACCCGTTCTGAAAGTTCCATCTTTTGTCGGTGTCCACAATTCGAGCAATTCTGGCTGGTATAGGCTGGATTGATAGCAACAAACTTCCGACCAGCATATTCTGCTTTGTACGAAAGGGTGCTAAAGAATCCCGACCATGCCGCATCATGAATGCTCTTCGCGAGACAATGATTATGAACCATGCGATTGACTTGAATATCCTCAACCGCAATGAGACCGTTGGCATCTATTATCTTTCGACTGTGTTGGTGGATGAAATTGTGACGTTTGAAAGCAATCCGCTCATGAATCCTTGCAACGATTTTCTTGAAACGCTCGACTAATCTTTGATTTTTTGCTTCTTTGGCTTTTGATAATTTTCGTTGTGCTTTTGTTAATTCTGTTTCTTCAGTCCGAAAGAATCGGGGATTGTCTATCTTCTCTCCGTTAGAAAGAACAGCGAAGTGAGTTAATCCAACATCAATGCCAATTTCGTGTGGATTATCTGGCAATCGTTGGAATTCCACCTCACAGGCAATTGTGGCATACCATTTACCAGTAGCGGATCGGCGAAGCGTGACGGATTTGGGCGTTCCTTCAATCGACCGATGGTAGATCATTTTGACGCATCCAATCTTGGATAAAAAGAGAGAACCATTGGAGTTCACTTTCGCACCATTACCGTACTGAGGATAGGTTATTGAATCGTAGCGATGCTTACCACGAAATCGAGGATAGCCCGGCTTTTCTCCATTCTTGACTCGACGGAAGAATGCCTGAAATGCAAGGTCAATTCGTACCGCAACATTCTGAAGGACTTGGGAGTGTGCATCTCTTAGAGAAGGCCGCTCGGTTTTTAGGGTGGTGTACATGCGTTGCTGTTCAAAGCAGGAGAGAGAATGTTGATGGGCTTCCCATTCTGTCTTACGTTGTTCGAGCAAATGATTATACAACCAGCGACATTCATCAAGTGTTTGATTGAGTCTGGATTGTTGAGATTTTTTGGGATAGATTCTGTATTTGAAGGCTTTAACCATGCAGATATTAGACCATATTAAGTGATTATCTGCAAGCACTTAATAGAGGGTGCGCGATTCATCCCCGCCATAAATGACGAGGCTTTCTCGCGCTTCTAATGTAATCTTTGACAAGTGACACCATGACGTGTTAAGATTTAGGCATGAAAGGAGAAGCCCATGAGTTTCGCAGGATATGACACTTTTAATCAGAATCTCAAAAAAGTTATTGAAAGTAAAACATTCCAGGACGGTGATGAATCAACAAAGATAGACTTAGTATGTCGATTGTTGAACAGTAAATATGGATTAGGGTTTCTTGGACTTCCCTTCCTCACTGCAAAATTACCTGAATCAATAAAAAAGGATTGTCATGTATCAGATTGACATTAAAATCGAGTTCTGTTATGCCCATCGGCTCATCAACCATAAAGGCAAATGCTTCAACCTACACGGACATAACGCCGTCGCTGTTCTTACCTATGAAGCCGAAAATCTGGATGGGAATGATTTTGTGGTAGACTTCTCCGATGTCAAGGCAGAGGCCAAAGCCTTCATCGATGATAACTGGGATCACGCCTACCTCGCCAATGAGAGCGACCCCTTCCTTTCGATGCTCAAGGAATACGGATTCAAGCATTACGTTTTTACCCATGAGCCAACAGCGGAACGGATGGCGGAAGAATTATATCATCGGCTTCGTGGGAATTTCGGCAGCGCATATCTTTTTTGTGTTGAAATCCAAGAAACCTGTACGGGTTCTGCGCTTTACCTCCCATGACGACCTATCTGTATCTACCAGGTAAATCCATCTATCATATCCAATCAAAAACAGGAACGCCTCTTTGTGCACAGCAAGCGAGGCGTTCTTTTCATTTCTCCCCAATCTTGCCTCCGAACCGAAGGCTTTGTCCACGTTGCCAAAAGACAAAAGCGATACTGGATGAATTGAGATTGAAGGTTTTATCGGTCCGCTTGACGGAGGCAGAATATCAGAAGATTGAAGAATTGGCTAAGAAAAAAGGGGTAAGTCGAATGCGGATTATCATTGAGGCGATCAGGGCTTATGTCGGAATGGATTAAAAATGCGATACAGCGAACTTTTTTTTACGATTCAGGGTGAAGGGAAATATATCGGAGTGCCTTCCGTCTTTTTCAGGACTTCGTACTGTGATCTCCGATGCTGGTTCTGTGATACGCCTTATACATCGTGGAAGCCTGAGAACCGAGAAATCTCCGTCAGGGATGCCATTTCGGAGATCAGGGCATTTGGCTGTGAGCATGTGGTGATTACGGGCGGTGAGCCTTTTATCCAAGCCAATGAATTGAACGATCTCTGTGGAGGGCTATCAGGTGCCGGACACTTCATCACCATCGAAACTAACGGACGGCATTTCATCAACGGATTACGGGCTGATTTCCTGTCAATCTCCCCAAAATTGGCTTCATCGACGCCCGACGATCCAATTTGGGGTATCAGGCATGAGCGGATGCGGATTAACAGGGAGTCGCTAATTTCACTATACAAGTGTTACCCATGTCAAATCAAGTTTGTGGTAGACCCAGAGCACGATATCGATGAGATCAATCAGCTTGTCACTGACCTTGACTTTAAGCCATCTGATGTGATTCTGATGCCACAAGGGATTGAGTCTTATGAGATAGCAACTCGGCTGGGAGTCGTTGTGGAGTTATGCAAGCAATACGGCTATCGATATTCTCCCAGAGTGCAGATCGACATCTGGGGTAAACAGCGGGGGAGGTGAGTTATCGTGAAGGCAGGATACAAGACAACAGAATTTTGGTTGACAAGCCTTATTACCGTTGCGGGTGCGATGAGTAGTATAGCCAATCCCGAAGTTTTTGGAAAGTGGGGTATCATTGCGGCAGCCATAACAGGTGCAATCTACACCATCGGAAGGAGTGTCGCTAAAAGTGGAGGAGACAAAAATGAATAGTTTTTCTGCAAAAATTCATACGGGAAAGGTAGAGCGTCCTTCCCCATGGCCGCCGCCACCACCTAAAACAGATAGCGGATTTCGGAAAGATGATTTCGGATTGGAAGATAAGAAATGTTCTTCAATCCGCAATCCGCAATCCGCAATTCTTAAAGGGGGTGCGGTTGTACTTTTAAGCGGAGGGCAGGATTCAACGACCTGCCTCTATTGGGCAAAGGCAGAAGGATATAACCCTATCCTTGCGTTGACGTTCGACTACGGACAGCGACACCGAACAGAGCTCGATGCAGCCCGAAACATTGCGGAGTTGGCAGGAACCCCGCATCAGCTCATCAAACTCGGTGAGGATGTCTTTACAAAGTCTAATGCTCTAACGGGTGGGACGGAGATCGTTGTCCCGGCAGTGGGATTGCCTTCAACCTTTGTGCCGGGACGAAACCTACTCTTTTTGACGGTTGCGGCGGGCTATGCTTATGGACAAGATTGGCTTAACCTGGTAGGTGGGATGTGTCAGGCAGACGCCAGCGGTTATCCAGATTGTCGCGCGAACACTATCGAAGCCATTGAAACCGCTATTATGTACGGCATGAATCGCCTTTTCAGGATTCATACGCCTTTGATGTGGCTCACGAAAGCGGAATCAGTCAAATTGGCAGCATCTTTGCCGGGCTGTTGGGATGCCCTTGCTTTTTCCCAGACCTGCTATTACGGATTCCGCCCGCCGTGCGGAGAATGCCCCGCCTGCCAGATTCGGGAGAAGGGGTTTCGGGATGCGGGTATGATCGATCCATTATCTCTGATTGAGGTTGCGCGATGAAGCTATATTTCGCGAGTGCGGATGCGATAAATAAAAAAGTCCATTCTTAATCATTTAAGAATGGACTTTTGAAAAGGACGTAAAATTAAACTGCTTGCTTGGCGAGCATCGCCTTCACTACCCCCAGATGTGAACTGCCCCTACCGAGGGCAGGCATTTCGGGGTTGCTGTTTTGATCTGCACACCAATCCCCATCCCAGAGGCGGGGGCGGCGGTCTGCATAACGGTCAACGGCAACCCATCTATAAATATTTTCGATGGTAGGTTGCCGATCATTGTCTGCTGGCTCTATGCCTGCTGGCTCTAGGTCTGATGAATGAACGATATAATACTTGGATTCATCAGCTCCTGCTGGCGTGAAAGTCCACTGCCCGAAACACGCGCTTTCTGGGTCATCAGAGCCAGGAGCGGGGTATGCAATTCCCTTGAGATTGGTTGGGCGATCTGC